GTTCATCTCTCCTCTCGTTTATTTAAAAATCTTAGCCTTTTTCAGACTAAGATTTTCTTGCTTTAATTACATACAATTCTTTAGGTCTAACAACCTTTGTTCCGTATGTATTTAAGCCCTTGATAGCATCCATGAAGCTTTTTTCTGGTCTATATGCTTCAAGTCCATCAATACCATTACAATGTGCTACTGCTTTAGAAGTCTTAATAATCATATAATCATCTGTACCATCATTGTATAAGTTATTAGACATCTTAACATTTGCACTGTTGTATAAACCTAAAACACCTTTAGCGATTAAATTGTCATTATCTGTTTTAAGTTCAACAAGTTTGTCTTGGAACAAAGAATAAAACCATGGTGTTAAATAAAGTGTTACTTTATCCTTAGCTGTAACACCATTATTCCATAATGCTACAAAAGCTTTATCAACTGCTGCTTTAGCTGCTGCTGCTGTAGTGATAGCAGCTGAGCTTGAATATACTCCTGCACCTAATGCACATACTTCAGCAATGTGAGCATCTTCTAATTCTGCCATTGCTCTTGTTGTCTCTTCGCTTAATGCTTCCATTAATCCAGGTACTGCTTGTGCTTTATCAACATCATCTACTCCGTAGTTGAAGTATTTGTATTGATCAGTATCAAGATATACACTTGTATCTGCTGGAGTTTCAGCTCCGTCAATTTCTACTCCTGGAGTATACGTCTTAATTGTAGGTCTACCTACTCCTAAGATTTTTACTCTTTTGCCTTGTCCCGCTTCTCCTTCGAACTTATAATCGCAGTCAGCTTTGAATGTTAATAATTTTTCCAACTCGTGTTGGATATGTTTAGACCATACAGTTGGTTTAAAATTTGCGTATGACATTTTTTATCTCTCCTTTTTCGTTTTTATTTCCATTTAGTCATGGATTTACGAACGTTTGCGAAGATAACTGGATCATCAAGCTGTTTGCTAGTTAAGGCATCAACTTCCTCTGGTGTGTAATAAGTCTTATCCGCTTTGTTAGAAGCACTGATTTTTCCCATCTCAGGTGGTGGTGTTTTCTTATCCACGTTATTGTCTGCTTCTACCGCTCTATAAGCTCCTTCAGCAGTGAAACCTGCTGCCATTAACTGCCACCATTTATTCCCTAACTCGTCCAGACTCTTAACATTAGGGTTTATGGCTTGAATCTTCTTTAAATCTTCCGCAAAAATACGTTCACTTTGCTCTTTTATTAGCCTTGCATTTTCTTGTTTGAGCTTCTCTAGCTCGTTTTGTCTTTCTTGTTGTTCTCTAAGAACTTGTTGTGCTGCAATACGTTCTTGACGTACTTGCTCAACTGGAGTACCTGAAAAATAAGACTTAGCTTGGTCCTCAATATCGTCTGTGTTACCTTTAAAACCAAAAAGACCTAGCGAATTTGCTAGTCTTTCTCGCTCAGACGTCATTGTTTTTAGGTCTTGTTCAGCCTTTTCCTTACCTTGTCTTGCTTCTTCTAATTGTCTCCTTAAACTTGCATATGCAGCATCCTTTTCGTAGTTTCGCTCCTCAGTCTTGTTATTATCTTGTGTTTCTTGTGTTTCCTGAGTCTCAGTTTCAGCGACTTCCTGAGTTGTGTTTTCGCTGGTATCAACTACTTCTACTTCTCCAGTTTCAGCGACTTCCTGGGTGTTTACGCTTTCATCTTCCATTTTTGCTCCTTCCTATATGTGAGATTTTTTCGCTCTTCTCCTGCGAATTTATGTAATAAAAAAGAGCCTTACTCTTCGCTTGGCTCTTCTCTATAACCATAGTTTGTGCATCGTGGGTTTGGACATTTATATATAAACGTCTCTGTACCTTCCTCTATATCCTCCACACTTCTATCTACAAACATTTCTGTATTACATACTTTGCATTTCATTGGCTTGTCCTCCCATCCTATTTATTATTTCCTGCTGTTGTTTTATCTGCCCTAAAGCATTTATTAACTCTTGTTTGGCTTGTGCATTATCACCACTTTGGTTTTGCAATTGTGCAATTACTGCTTGGCTCTGTTTTAACTGTTCTAAAGCTTGGGCTAACGTATCTTGCATCTTGTTTTGCTCGCCTCGTTTGTCGATAATATCTTGTAGCTTGCCCTTAGGAGCAACTGCATCATCATCTAATGCTTGTACCATTTCCTCAAAGCTAATAGCGTTCATCTGGAATAAATTCATAATAGCTTGCTCTTGTGCATATTTGCTGTAAGGATTATTTTGACTTACATCTATACGCACGCTTACCATCATCTGATCTAATACTTCAGCAGGAATAACTTCTTCTTGTTCTTGCCCCGCATCGTCTGTTGTTGTAACAACTAATCCATTAGGGTTGTATGCTTTCCATATGTCGTACCAAAGTACCGCTATATCTTCCACAAACTGTTTATATCTTGCTACTTGCTCATTAAGTGGTAAAGCTGCCTGGTCTCTACTTGCTATTATTGCAGCCCCACTTGCTTGTGTAGGATCTACTTGACCGAGTGCAGCATCTCCTGCACCTGCTAAATCTTTACTGCCTTGTAATAACTCGTCTGTGAAGCTTTTTGCATCTGGAGATACTACTGTAGGATTTAAGTATGTAATAATGTCATTAATTTTTTGTGTTTCTCCATATTTAACTCCTATCTTAGCTCCTATCAAATCTAAACTATCTGGATTACTTATTGCATTTTCCATATATGCTAATTTAGGGTATGCACATTGTTTGATTGCTAATGCTCTTCGTGCTAATGTTTTGTTAAGTTCTATCTGATTCGGTACTAAAAACTCTACGTCTCCGCATCCTCTTGCACTACCTTTTTTATTCTTCCATATAAAATTAACTATAGGGTACATTGTTAAGCCTGTAGATGTTTCTTGACCTAATTGATCCGTTGCAACTATTTTTTTATCTGGTTGATATATAACGTTCTTAACGCTCTTTGCAAAATGTACAAAACCTTCTTCGTCCTTATACATGTATAAAACAGAAGTACATTTGCCGTCCTCTTCATCTGAGTATGTAAGCTCCTCACGATTACCAAGTTGGTTACTAGTATCTTCATCTCTTTGAATCAAACCTATTTCGTCCTCTGGTATACCGTTTTCTCTTGCTTCTTTGCGGATATCACTAACCATTCTACGTTCAACTAACAATATGTATTTTTGCTCCTGTATGTTCTGCTCTTGCTCGTCTGATAACAATACATTAACATTATCTATTATTTGAGTTTGTGATACATCTCCACCGCCAAAGTATATATATCCATCTCCTACTATTGCACCATCTCTTATAACATCCCATGCGTGCTTGTCCATCTTTGCACGTTCCCACATAATACTAAAATTAGTATTAAGGGCTTCACAAGCTTGTATAGACGCTTCATCGTGTTTGCCTATAGGTGTATATACTGCACTCATTGAGTTTTGTGCTACTGTTGCTACCTTATACTTAACTGTGCCTTCAATAAAGTTAAACATAGGCATTGACTCTCCGCCACTCTCTAGTCCGTACCATTGATCACCTATATACATCCTATGAAATTTGTCGCTCTTGGTTACTAACTTAATCCGATTGATATAGTCTGTTCCTTTTTCGTACAATCTCCATATGGCTGTAGATGTTACCTCTTTCTTTTCTTCCATTGATTATTTCACCTCTTTTTGTCCGTCGCTGTCTCCGACATATCTGTCTATGTTACCCCATATCTGTTGCAGTTTTTCTTCCTGTTTCTTTTGCTCTTTGCTTGGTTTAGGTTTATAAAACGGATTTATCTGCATATGTGATTTTGGCTCTTTTTTATCCTCACTGTTATAAACTCTTAAAACGCACAAAAAAAGCAACACGTTGGTTGCCAACTCAAATATCTCTATTATGTTAGATAACATTGATTTTATCGCCCCTTCCTAGCGGATTAGCTTTAGGTTTTTCTAGTTCAAAATTAAATACTTTTTTCATATCATTCGGTATAGCTGCTTGAATATGTCTTAATTTGTTAAGTGCTTGTGTTCCAGCATCTACTTCATCGTCATGCTCTGCATTAGGAAATTTACTCCATTCGTCAACAAACTCTTCTGTCCATTCTGCATCTTTAGGTAAGTAAACATTTCCTGCTTCGATCAGATACGATACTGCATTTGCTCTTGCAACTTTTCCCCCTTCTGGATTTATAGCTATTATTCCATCTATCTTGTCCTTGAGAACGGATATAATTGCTGAGCCATTTGCTTTATCTTCTATAAACTTGTATGTAACTTTAGGGTGCTTTTTTAACATTGCTTGTATTGCTATAATTGTCGCTGTAAAATCCATTCTTGATTTAATTCTATCAATGAGATAATAATCAGCTCCTCTTTTTCCCCATACTTGTATTGCTACAAAGTCGCTTGTATCTTTATCCTTAAATGTTGCATCAATTGATAGTGCTTCAACTATCATTGGCGGTAATTCTTCCTGCTTATAGTAGTTCCACCATTCACGTTTTATTAAATTACCTTCTGCTGCAGTAGGTCTGCCCTGGAATAATGCTAGCCATGTTCTTTGCCCTTCTGTAGTTATATAGCCTTCCTTAAATTGCTGTAACCAGTTTATATCTTTACCGATTTCAGGTGCTAATGCTTCACCAACATTTCTTCCTAGCAGGTCGTTCTCTTCTGCTTCGCAAGGTAAGTTTATTATTTTTACGTCTTTTTCATTTGCTATAATATAGCCTGCTAAATCGTTCTCATGCCATCTAGTTTGAATTACAATGACTTTTGCACCAACTGCTAAACGTGTTTTGAACGAATTTAACCACTCGTCTATAAGGCTCTTGCGATATGTCTCGCTATCTGCCTCTTTCCTGTTTTTTATAGGATCATCTATAATCATTAAATTACAAGGCCGCCCTGTAATACCACTTAAAATACCTCTGCTTATCATTCCTCCAGTAGTTGATTCTAGCTCAAACTCTGTATTGGTATTAGGTGTTTTAGCTACTCTTATATTAAAAAGGTTCTCTCCGCATTGTTCTATCTTCTGCTTGTTCCTTCTTCCAAACAATTGAGCAAAGTCCTCTGAATAACTTATCTCTATCACTCTGTTATATGGATTCTTGCCTAAATACCAACTAGGCAACGTTTCAGTTATCGTCATACTCTTGCCGTGTTGAGGAGGCATTGATAATATCAAAATTTCATAAGGCTTGTCTGTTTTTCGTTCAATAAATTCTTGTACTTGATCGCATATATAATCTACTGCTCTACCATGTATCCATCTACCTTCATGAACATATTCAACATAGCTCTTGTACTCTCTTCTCGCTAATTCCTTAATAAGTTCATTCCTTATCTTCATTCCTCAAAAGCTCCTTTATTTGCTCTATTGTCAAATGACTAAAATCAGCCTTAAAAGGTGTGCCGTCTTTGTTCGCTATGTTGTTATCAATTTCGCTCTTATCCTTCCAACCAAACTTGTTTTTCATGTAGAATATCTTGAAAGCATCTTTGAAATAGTCTGTATTTATGGCTTCATCTTCTAAAATAGAATTAACTCTTTTAAAAGTTTCGGAGTAATAATCTTTTTGAGCATAAAAAGTATCTGAGTTTATGTTTGCGTACACTACAAACCCTGCTACATTAGGTACACGTTCATACATTCTGCAATACGATATATACTCCATAAACTTATTTTCAAATTCCTCAGCTGTTTTAAATGCTCTAGGATGTCCTTTACCTCGTTTTACTTTCTCCATATTCTCGCCTCTTTTCTGTACGAAAAAGAGATGGACATAACCATCTCTTCTCGGGTGTATTTATCTATCAGGAGGAACTATCTCCAGTTCTTACATTATCAATATACCTCGTTTTTTAGTCTCATTAAATCACATGTTCATATTTTTTAATGCAGCAGCATGAAT